CTCCACGACCTGGTTTTGTTCCACCTTTAAAATTAAATTGTGATTCTACTTCTGCCTCAGTGGCTGGAGTTCCATCAGATTTTAACCATTGACCACCAACATACATAAGTCCAAATGCTCCAGTTGGAGTTGCTATTTGACCTCCAGCCCATTTAATAGGTTTACCAATCCAGCCTCTTCCCTCATGTATTTTTTTACCTATTTGATATACAGGATCTCTTGAGACCCATCCAGAAGGAGTCCATACTTGTTCAGTAACTTCAGCGCTACCAGGTCCAATGTTTTTTCCTATAACTTTTCCACCAGGATATCCTCTCTTATATACATTTCCTCCGGGTATATTATAAGGAGGTCCTTGTCTAGGAACTGTTTTTGTTACTGGTGCTGTCTTACCAAATAAACTTTTAATACCTCCCCATGCTTTAGAACCAATTGTAGGGTTCTTAGCTACTTGAGCTCCTGTAAATATGTTTTTCCAGTTCATGGGATTCAGCATACTGATATTAAATCTATGGTGTTCTCTTCCCATGGTTGAAGGGTAAAGAGGATTACCTACAAGCGCAGCTTTACCACCGCCTCTATAGGGTTCTCTAATTCCATGCATGACTCCTTCTTTAATAGGGCCACCCATTCTAAACATAGGTCTGTTTAAAGTTCTCATTATTTTTTCCTCATTGCTCTACCAAATCCACGCTTGGCTATGCCACATCCTCTATGTTTAGTAACACGGCCGCCCTCTTTAAATGGCCACGGCATCGCTGCTAGTGATCCAAGAAAAGTAGCAGTGTCAAAGCCTCTTCTGCCTAAACCTTTACCACTCCCTAGTGGAGTTAATAATCTGAGAGCTGCATTATCATACCATTTTGATTTCTTAGCCATGATTAAACCCTCTTGTTATAAATTTGTCCGTAGAGTCCACCCACACCTAAAGCGGTACTTAAAGCCGAAGCCCAAGGGCTTTGTGGTTGTGGATCTTGATATTGCATTGGTGCCATACCCCCAGCGAGTCCAGTAATTCCTGAACCATACTGTGATAGTCTTCCGTAAGGTTCGTAAGCTGCAGTTTGTGCTGCTTGTTGATCTGCTCCTAATTGAGCTTGTGTAATTCCTTGTCTTAAACTTCCAAGTGATCCGAGAGCTCCTACGTCTGCTCCTAAACCGGCTCTTTGAAAATTAGCTAAACCCATTTGTCCAGAACCTAAAGTTTGTTGATTTTGAAAAGCTTGTTGAGCTGCTGTTTGTGCTTGACCAAAACCTTGTTGTAACATTTGCGCTCTGAGTCCAGCTCTATTCATTAAAGTATCTGCATCATATTGACCTAGCATCGCTCCTTCTCTTCCGCCACCAAAGCCACCAGAACCTACTGCTGCATCTCTAATTTGTTGTTGGCCTGCTTGTCTTGATTGATCATATTGTCTTAAAGTCTCATCAATAACTTCAGTTTGATAAGGAGACATAAAAGGTTGATAGGCACTAGCACCTGTCAACCCTCCCATGTTTGTTAAATTAGCTTGAGCTGCGGTTAAATAAGGTTGATAAGATCCAACACCTTGTTGAGCTAAATTAATAGCTGAGGTTTGTAATGGATCTTCTCCCGCAACAAATTGTCGACCGGTAAATGTAGTTGTATCTATCGGTGCTGAATAGGTTGCTGTTGCCTGTTTGGCGAAATCTTTTGCTGTGTCTTCTAAATATCCTGGTATTGCCATTATGCTATCCTCGTTTTTAATTGTTTCATATTGTCATACATTCCCTGAGCCCCGATCCCTTGAGACTCTTCTGAAATCTGTCCACCTGCTTCCAGGTGCTTCATCATGTTGTCCATGACTTCTGCGCCAGCATCGATGTCTCCATCGCCAGCGTTTCTTACAGCGTCTGCTGTAAATACAAATTCGTTTTTACTTAATCTTGCTGGTACATCGTCAGCTCTTTCTTTTCTTCCTATACCAACGAAGCCACCATCTTGTCTATAATCTTTTTCTTTTCCTTTTAAATCTAATAAAGGCATGATGCCACCATTCGCAGCACCCACTCTTACAGGTACTCCACCTGTTCTATAATCAAATTTGTTATAACCTACCGGTGTTGTGTATCCAGGAACTGTTGATCCGGGAACCGGACCTCCTCCTAGTAAACCTACTCTTCCACCTTTAGCTTTTTTCTCTGGTACATCTCCTAATTCCATTTTTCCATGACCTACATCCCATGCCATGTCTGAAGCTTCATCATAATTATAGCCTAGATACATAAAGTGTTCGACTAATTGAGTGAACCAATCGGGTCCAGCTGTTTGTCCTTCAATTTCTTCCATTTGATCTGTGACTACTTCATCTCCTTGTGGAGTCATCAACACTGACTCTTGATCTTCTACTAGTTCTCCTAATCGATATCCTGATCTCCCACCTTGAGACATCATCTGTGGTTGGGCTTGTTGTTGAGCCACCGGTCCTCGACCCTGAGCTTGTTTTAAAACTTGCATTTTAAATTGTTGATAAGACATCGTACCACCTTGGTTACGATACTTTTGATATTCCATTTTTAACATTTGTTCTGCTTGAGCTTGAGCAGGTTGACCACCATTCGCTAAGCCAATGAGTCCTCCATCTTTAGCTCCAGTAAAAAATCCTGATTGAACATAATCAGATTGAGGCATAAACATTAAACTAGGATGTCTATCTCTTGCCATTTGACGAATGTCACTAATAGCATCAGGCGTAACAGACCATGCATCTTCGACGATTTCTTCTTCCTCATCAGCCATAAAAGGAGCTGTAACGCCTGCTGCACCTAAGCCTAAAAGAGCTGCTTTACCTTTATTAGCCATAGCCCAGTCTCTTGCTGTTCCAAACATGGAACCAAGTTTACCTTTACCCAATCCAGCTAGACCAAATTTATTAAGACCATAAAGTCCTGCTCCTAACATAGCAGCTTTTCCTATAGGACTTTTGACTATTTTCTTAATAGGCTTCGTTATTTTCCTAACAAAGCTTCCTAAGCCGTACAATTGTCTGGGTTCATCTACACGTGATATCATAATTTAGCCTTAAATTTTCAACTTACTTTGTTTTTGCGAACAAATCAAGCTTCGGAAGTTTGACATGTACGTCTTGTTGCAGGTCCTCTTTCTTTATTCCAAAGGATGCTGCATCTTCTACTGAACTATAAATAGCCCCTGTTTTCTTATGTTTTATAGTATGTTTTACCTCAGCTATTATTTTTTTACCATCTATTTCTATTGTTTTATCAGTCATCTTATCGTATGACCTCCTTTTTAATATTTAAATAACTAATGGTTATGTCTACCCCATCGCTTACTGTACCCACTGTGGTATATGAAAGAACAGTATTACCTTCTACGACCATGGGATTGGTTAAAATTTCTACGCTGGCTGCTGTGGCTAATGTCTGGGTATTAATAACCTGAAAACCATTATTAGTGATTGTAATAGTTGGAGTATTACTTGCTGACTTATTGGTAACATGTAATGACTTCACAATATAGGTTTCATTAATTAAAGGGTTTTGATTTCCGTCACTACCTAAACCAAAAAATTTAATAGGTCCTTCAGCAGACGTGCTGGTCACCCCATACATCTTATATTCATTAATTACAGCCATTACTCAATAAAGAAGCTTAGTGCTTCAATCTCTTGTTTCATTTCTTCTTGGAAAGTTGTGTTAAGTTTATTAATAACTCCGTCTAAATCTCTTACTAAAGATTGAAAAACTATAGGATCATATTCTTTACTAGCACGGGTTAATGCTTGAGTTATTTTTGCCATTATACAAGACTCGCTAATCCTTGATCTTGCTGAGGTCCCATACTCATTTGTTCAAATTCGTCCATTGCTAATTTTTCTGCTTCGCTATGACTGAATCCTAAGTCTAAATATTTTTCGAATAAGTCTTCTAAAATTCTTGTGTTGACATCATCGGAGGCCATCATGACATTTTCATTAACATCAAAACCTGGTCCCTGAATATTAACATCTTCGTCTACAAGTTCTCCTTCTCGATAACCTGCTCTTCCACCATCAGCACCGAACATTGTATAGGCGCTCACTGGCAAAGAAAGAGGCTCTCCTGTTTTTTCTTTATTTTCTATATCCTGTTTCATCAAATTTTCTAAATTGCCTTTACCAAAACCGGTTTCGTTATAAATATTATGAGCTTGGTTTATTTGTTGATCTAAAAGACTACCAGGGTTAAAAGCTACTCTTTTACCTAGATCTATTGGTACACTCCGATCATACTGACTGCCCATACCATAATAGCCTTGATCCTGACCTACTCTTTTACCTGGACCTATTGGCTCATTTAACCTGTTGGTGTAGAGTCCTAAATTATTTCCTTTGTCACTAAAATCATATCCGAATCCCTGACCCCGGTAGGGTTTGTCTTTATATTTATCTGTGTTTCTATTTAAATATCTATCGAGAGTTGGGTACTGACCAAATTCGTCAAACTCTTCTCCAATATTTGCTCCCGTTCTTTGAGCCCAATTTTTAGCGCCCATAACTCCACTCATAACTCTTCCTGGAATACCTCCAAAGAAACCAAGAGCGCCTCTTAATAAATTACCTAGTCCTCCGCTTCCTCTATTTTGGGGTGAAAATCTCGATATGTCTTCTCTTTCTCTATAGCCCAGGTCGTCAGCTTGATTTCTTTCAGCTATTTGTAATACTGCTCTTTCATTTGCTTTTCTTCTATCATGATCTCTGGCAGATTCATTAGGGCCTCGACCAGAAAAACTTCCTTTACCACCTGGATCTGCATCATAATCTGCTCCAGATTGTCCGCCCCCACCTACATCTCCCCAACTATCTAGTGACATGATTCCGGATGGACCTATGTTAGGACCTTTTTTTAATGATCCGTGTAAGTCAGTTTTTAATATTAAATCTTTTTCTGCTTCTGTAATGTAAGCTAATTCTGTTGTTGGTTTATTGGGACCTGATTGCCATCTTCGAGGTGCTTGAACCTGTGGTTGATTGCCCAAGTAGTTATCAACGCCACCTTGAACTATTGGTTTCTTTTTAGTAGCCATTATCTTCTCCCATCTGGTTGTATATCCAGTCTAAATGTTCCCAGTTTCCAGTTTTGTGATGCTCCAGTATTGGCTATTTTTATAGCTATTCCCCGAGCCCTGGCACGTGTATCCACTTTATCAGTGGCAGTGCTAATTGTAAAGGGTCCATATGAAGAGCTGGCTGCCGCGTTATTAGGATAATCTCTTAAGAATAAAGTTACTTGAGTGTTACCTGTTTGACTAATAAAATCAGGAATAAATCTTCTAATCTTCATTATAAATTCTCCGTCTCCTCTCATATCAGGCATCCCAATCACTTGTCCTTTTTGACTTCTACGTTGAGTAATATCAAAATCTCCGGAAAGAATATTAGAAGTAATAGCGGTAATCGATCCTCCTGCATCTACTTGGTCGGTTCCTGTTTCGTGTTCATAATAAATTGTTGTTCCATCGGTATTTCCGACCACATCAAAAGAAGCATTATCACTGGTGCTATAAGAAGTAGCATGCGGTTTACCAAATAAAGAAGAATCAGCCCAGGTTGTTCGAGCTAAAGAGCCAGTAGTCCATACCGGTTTTTTAGCGATCGCTGATTCCATATAGTTATAGGTCACCACACGATCTAAAACATCTGATCCATTAGAAGCATAGTACCAACTAATCTCAGTGAAAAGGTTATTTAAACCACAGAAAATTAAATTTCTAGCAACAGTATTAATATCATCATAAACATAATCTTCTACGAGACATGGCATTGATTGAAGTTGACCTGAGTAACTAAAGAAACCATTTTCAGACATCCAGTATGCAGCTCCATCCACTTCGATGGCGGAGTTTTTGCCTAGAAGCCCACAGTTCGTTCCTACTTGTTCAAAAGAAAAGGTAAAGGGTGCTCCTACAAATCTCATTAAATACATAGAGTTATCGGTCCAGATGTAAATGGCATCTCGTCCTTTTTGAGCTCCCATAATTTTAGATCCATTCGCAAGTCTTTGAGTCCCTGCGGTATTATTAGCTGTGACAGTATAAGAATCACTATCATTAATACTTTCTTGAGTAGAAAATCGTATAAACATGTCGTCTTGAGTAGTTGCATCCGTTGTCGTGGTTGTCGTTCCAAAAAATATTAAGTGTCGAGAAGTGGGTGAAACTAAGACATGTCTTGATTTAGCAGGAGCATTGGACATTACGGTTGCTCGAGTATCTGTTGGGTTAGATGCAGCTGCATCCCATTCATAACATGCTCCATTATAAATAAGAGCGATTAATTTTGTTCCATAATTATCCAGAACCCAGAGTCCTGGTTCAATTGTATAGTCGGCTGAGGATGCTTCGCCCCAAGCTACATAATCTGAAATATCAGTTACCGTATCGCCTGAGCTGTGAGTCGATGGTGAAGTTGTAGAGGATTGAGCTGTCGTTCCGTTTACTCCTCTTGCCCCTCCACTTAAAACCCCTGTGCTAGTATTATTAGCAGTAAAAGAAATATCTTCTGTTCCTACTCTAATTTCTCCTGAAGTAGGGAAAGCTGTTGAGTTGGTAAGGGTAATGCTTGTGGTACTTGTATTGGCAATGTTTGCGGCTAGTGTAGTTGTAGCTACTCCTGAAGCTTGTCCTGACCAGTTTCCTGTACCCCATCCATAACCTCCCACTTCTTGAGCAGGTCCTACATTCACATAACATTTAGCAGTGGCCGATCCTGTATTACTTAAAGGGGTTCCTGATTCTTGGGTTGCCATAGTAATAGTAATCGTTGTAGAAGTAGGTGCTGACGTCACCATAAATTTTATGCCTTCAAAACTGGCATCATTATACGTAGAAGAACCGGTAACCCCACTCACACTCTCAAATAAAACAATGTCATCATCAACTAATCCATGAGAACTTGGAAAAGTTACTGTCACACTTGTAGATGAAGAGCTACTAGTAAAATCACAACCGGCTATGGAAGTTCGAATAGGGTGTATATCGGTGTAAGTTCCGCCTGAATAGACGTATAAAATTCTGTTAGTTCCTATGGCAGCGTATTTAGTACCTGCGTTATCATCCCAATGGTGAAGACCTCTAGCTGCTCCGGTTAATTTATCTTCCCCTAATTGGTCCCAGCCTCCTATTTTTTCAGGAGAACCATATCTAAAACGAACATTGTCTCCCCCAGTCCATTGTCCTTCGGCGCCTGTGGGTGTGACTTGTTTATTAAATCCTGGTGTAAAGCCTAATTTTTGTAGCATGTAAAGTTCCCTTCAGGTTACAATTATACTAAAATTTCAGGATAATCAACTCTGCTTTTTGGTTTTAAACCAAGGCGGAAGTCCTAAATGAGGACGTCTATCAAAGATATTCTTTTTTGCTCCTAGGGTCTTACGATTGTTATAATGCAGAAAAACTTGAACACATTGATTACCTTTGAATTTATTTCTCCAATGCTCCAGCTCACAGCCACAATAAACCAGCATATCTCCTGGTTTTAAATCTACCTTAACACCTTTATTGGGATTTTTTATAAGTCTTTTAGACTCTTCAACATCATGCTCACCAACACCTGGTTTAACACTTGATTGTCCAGTAGGATCTAAATAAATAGGCCAATCATCACCACCAAGATTCATAGTAGTAGATATTTCACAACTAAATCTATCTTTATGTCTTTTAAGGATGTCTCCTTTTTTATAAATTCTTGCATAAGTATATGAAGGATATAATTTTAATCCTGTTTCTTTTTCCATTTGTGGTTGACACTTTAACATTAATGTTTCCATAGCCGTGTCTCCATAATGAGAATAAGTGTTAGGAATTTGTAGATCAGCGTAAGTTCCGAAAATAGTTTCAAATGGCGAAAAATATCTTGCTTGACGACAAGTATCATAAACTTGTTTTTTCATTAAAAAATAATTATAGAGAAAGATTGCTAAATCTCTTGAGATGGCTTGTTTAATAACTGTATATTTATTTTTTTTAAAATTAATCATAACATTCTAAAGGATTAAAAAAAATGTTACCAGAGATACTAATTCGATATTTATTAGATAAATAAAATGGATAAACACAATGATTTAATTTGGATGGAAAAAATAACATGGTTCCTTCGTCTTCTGGTTCAAGATTAAAATTTTGAGAAATTAAATCTCCCAGTATATTTCTGTAGAAAAATTGAAAAGTATTAGGAAACGAATGAAGAGCATGACGAGCAAAAGGTAATTTTGATTCTTTTTTATAACTTGAGGGTATTTTAATCCATATTACAAATGAAAAAACACCACTATGTGAATGTACTGGATTAAATTCATGTTTTTTTTGAAAATTAACCCAAAATCTATGAAGATTATATTTACAATTTTTAGTTAAAACTATAGGCACAACATATTTATAACTTCTAGTATATAAATCTATATGAGGAATTAGAACTTTATTAAAAAAGAAATTATCTTTATCTTCTAATTCATAAGAATAACTAATATTACCAGCAAGTGTACTATTTGATTTTTGTTTTTTATTTTTAATATAACTTTTAAGACAAGATAATATTGGTTCAGAAAGTTTAGTTTTAATAAAACCAGCATTTTCAAAATCACAATTATTCATTTTTAGCCATTTCTTTTGGAACTGCTTGAATATTCCAATGTATAAATCTAAAAGGTTCTTTACCGTGATCTACTGCATATTCATGTTCTAAATATCCAGGAAAAATAATTAAAGTACCAGGCGTAGGTTTAATATGAATGTTGTCTGTTCCAGGTAAAATATCATTAACATTTGGTTTCATGGCAAGTTTAGTTGTTCTTGCTCCTGTTTTTGGATCGTGAAAAATTGGGTATGAAGTCTTATCACTACATTTTAAAAAATAAAATCCTGATACGTGCTGATTGTAATGAATGTGTGCTGAATGATGTCCACCACCTTTTTTAGAAAACTCTTGAACCCACATTTCAGAAAAAAGAGTTGTGTATAAATTCATGTCGTAACCCATTTGATCTAAAAATTCCCAAGACTTTTGACCTATATAATTTCTAAAGTCTAAAAAATCATTATCTAATGTTAAAGGGGTTGAATGATGCGATGTTCCAAAATCACCAAACTTCTTAATATAATCTTTATTTCTTTTTCTAGATTCTTTAATATATTTATCACTAGCTTTGCTTAAAGATTTTAAATATTCTGGTTTATGCTCTGTCCAAACAGGAGCCCAAAAATAATTACTTATGAACATTTTTTAATATTGTAAAAAGATTTGGTTTTTTCTTTACCAAATTTTTACATAACTCCTTTCTTTCATTTAATCTATTTATACATGATTTAAAGTCTTTTTCAAGCTCTGATGGTTTTAAATAATTATGTATTAATAAACTTGTCTTATCAGTAGGCGACCAATTCATGCCTGCTGCTATACAATGAAAACCTGCATTAAAAGAAAATTTAAAATTTATATTTCTTTGACGTGCATATTCATAAAAACCATAAAGAATGCTAGGTTCTAAATTAACTAAAGAACTATCCCATGTTTTATTTAAACAGTGTCTCCAATAAGGCGTGTCATCTCTATGTGACAAAGCATAATGAGCGGCTACAAATTGAGCAAAATTTTTAAATAAAAGTTTACATTGATAATTAAAATTATCTTTGTCCCATTGGGATACTTTGCCTCTTCTTAAATTTCTTAGTAGTATAATTAAAAATTCGTGAACAGAAAATAAACCATTACTTTCTAAAGGTTCAATAAAACCAGCAGAAAGACCTATGGCAATAACATTCTTAACCCATAATCTTTTATGGATTCCGACTTTCATCTTTATTTTTTTAAATTCTAAATCTTTTTGTTTTAAGTGTTTTTTAAATTCTTTAAGTGCTGTATCATCATCTACAAATTTACTAGAATAAACATAACCCGTACCAATCTTAGACCATAAAGGAATACTCCAAACCCAACCATTATCTATGGCTGTGCAATTAGTGTAAGGTACTAACTCTTTCTTTTTATTTTTGTATTTAATATGTGTAGCCCAAGCAGAATCGTTAGGTAATATATCAGCATAAGATTCAAAAGGTTCTTTTAAAGATTGACCTAATAATAAAGATTTAAAGCCTGTGCAATCTATATATAAATCTGCTTTGTATTTTTTGTTAAGAGATACAATTCCATTTTCATTTTGTTCAACAGATACAACGTCATCTATAATATGTTTTACTTTTTTACAGTATTTATCTCTCAACCATAGACCAAATTTTGTAGCGTCAAAATGGTAAGCGTGAGCAACTTCGTCTTTATCAAATTTATTTTGATTGACATAAGCCATTTGTAAAGGATGTATACATTCCGCATAATCAGAGTTAGGTGTAGATGGATTAAATATTTTTTTAAACCACCAATCATTTAGCTCTGCTTTATTTCCTTCCACAACTGGACTTCCAAAAGGATAATGGAAAGCTTTACCTTTTTTGTAAAAATCTGTAAATTTAATACTTAACTTATAACTTCCATCTACATGTTTTAAGAAATCTTTATCTTGAATATTAAGCAAACGCATCCAATCAGATATTTGTCTTAAGGTGCTTTCACCTACTCCAACTGTGGGTATATGTTTAGATTCAATTAAAGATATTTGATGTTGGGGTAATTGAGATTCTAAAGTAGCGGCTGTCATCCAACCAGCACTACCTCCTCCTATAATTAAAATTTTCATTTAAATGGGTATCCTAAATGCCATACTACAAGTGAATATCTAACCCCTTTTGTTACAGGTTTAACTCGATGCCAAACAGAGGAAGGAAAAACAATAATAGAACCTTTGGTTAATATTTCTGTTGCTTTTTTTAAATGTTTAAATTCATCCCTCATGTTAGGATCATAATCTCTAAAATCAAATTCTAATTCTCCTCCTTCATATTCAGACCCATCCGTTAATTGACAAGTCATGGATAATTTTCTTATTTTACCCTGATCTAAGGCATTAGGATTTTTTCTTTTATAAGGTTCAGGCCAACTGTCACAATGCCAATCGTAATACTGATTTAATTTATACTTTGTAAATTGACAGGATTCTGATCTATCCCATTCAAAATTCCAACCAGCATTTTTATTAGCTTCATGCACAAATGGATGTAATTCTTTGTAAATCCAATTTTCGCTTAACCAAACTAAATCTGACTTTCTTTTTCTTTGTAAATCTAACACATCTTTTTTATTTAATTTTTTATCTCCATAAGCCCCTGTTCTAGCCATTTCTTCTTTTTTTGATAAAGCATACTCAATAACTTCATCACAAAATTTTGGAGTTAATGCAGACCTAAAATACCAATAATTATTAGATAAAATCATAGGTTATAGTTTGGATAAAATTTAATATATCCTGTTGTTTGTTATCTAAATAATACATACAAGTTGAAGGAAACATAATAAAGTGGTTATCTTTTAATTTAATGTCCCAACTTCTTCCTTTACGTCTATTATCATCGTAATGTATTCGAACACTACATTCTTGACTGCTAACTCCATACAATAAAACGTAATCAGGTGAATTTTTTAAATCTACTTTATCTATCTGTAATAAAGGTGGTGTAACTTCACCAGGTTTATAAAGATTACCCCATGTAGATTTATTAACTAAAGTTAAATTATGTTTAACTCTCATGTGGTCTCTAATATAAGTGTTAAGCATATCCCATGATCTTGAAAATGGAAAA